TTGCGTAATGAATTTATTTTATTTAGATGAAGACCTAGACAAATGCGCAGAGTATCATGTCGACAAGCACATAGTAAAGATGCCTCTCGAGGCAGCACAACTCTTATGTACTGCGATATGGATTGATGCCAAACTAGGTTTTGTACCCCGTGCGCTTGACAAGGACGAACGTGAGGTACTAAATAGTGAGAAAGCCAAGATTAAGCACCTACCGCTTGACCAGCGACCTCTCACACCATACCTACCGATGATGTATAATCATCCGTGTACGATATGGGTTAGGTCGAGCTTGGATAACTTTGAGTGGACTCATTGTTATGCTAACGCATTGAACGATGAGTACCACTATCGTTATGGTAAACAACACAAATCCATAGTGGAAGTAGTAAACAAACTACCTGAGCCAAAGAATATGCCCAGACTTGGATTTACAGAATTTGGACTAGCAATGCCAGATGACTTGAAAGATTATGATAACCCTATACAGAGCTATCGTGACTACTATCATCTAGACAAGGCTACGTTCGCCGCATGGTCTCACAGAGACAAGCCTCATTGGTGGAGCGAAGACTACGCTGACTATGAGAAAAGGATAACAGCAACATGATAAAAGTAGAACAGAATGGATATACATTCACCTTTGATGATGGAACTACGGAAGAAGAACAGCAGAAAGCAATCAAGAAACACCTAGCAAAGACTAGATGGTTTAGACCGATTGTTATGAGAAAATCAGATGGAACTAGTGTTCATCTAGGCAATGGAGTAAGAAAACATGGCAAAAGACATACCTCTTGATGTCCTACTAGGAATAAAGAAAGAACCTTTAGATACTATAGAACATAGGGATATGTTGCGCAGTAATCTAAATCAACAGAGAGTTCAAACTGAAGAAGAAATAGCAGTACTAAAAGGACAGCTAGGAGCTAAGAAAGAATACTTAGCAAAAATTGAGGGTGGACTTGACGTACTTGATGAATTAAGCAAGTGATAGTAATAAAAGATAATTTTTACCCCAATGTGGATGAAGTTCGAGAACGAGCTTTGTCCATGTTTTATAGACCAGGACGTAGAGAAAGAAAGACTATGTTTCCAGGTCGTCGCACTATGTCCTCATTTAGTAATGAGAACTTTGTGTATTGTAGAAATCAATGGGAGCATATGCTCAACACAAAGATGCAGTACTTTCCTAGAAAGAATAGCAACACAGCGTTTACACTATCAGAGAAAGGAGATGCAGACTGGAACTGGGTACATCATGATTGTTCAGGTTTCTTAGAGAATACTTCAAACGATATGAAAGGTAAGCCTTACGCTGCAGTAGTATATCTAAGTCCTAATGCTGATGTTAAGAAAGGAACAGGATTGTTTCAATCTAAAACAACTGGCGAAGTTTATAAGAATGATGAACTTAGCAAAGGACAATCAAGTTTCAAACAAATGTGGGAAGAAGATGAATATTTTCAGATGCACACATATGTTGGGAATCTATACAACAGATGCGTCTTGTACCCAGCACATTATTGGCACGCTCCATTCTGTGCAGGATTCGGACACAATAAATCAACAGGCAGACTTGTACAAGTAGGCTTTTTTACGGTAATGAAATGAGTGATTATAAAGTAGACAAGTATAAATTTAATGAAGATGTAGTTTTAAACAAACTAAAGAATCATATATTGGGAACATACGACCAACACTATAGTATGAATAAAATCCAGTCAACCGAGTTCATCTTCGATGCTGGTCATGGCGAAGGCTTTTGCTTAGGAAATATCATAAAGTATGCACAACGCTATGGAAAGAAAGATGGAAGAAACGAGCAGGACTTACTAAAGATTCTGCATTATGGAATAATTTTAATGGGGTCAAAAATTGAGAACAAAGAAACACGAGAATCTTACACAAGCGAATATAACCAAGGTAATTGAGTTATTAAACCCAACAGATGGTAGCAAACCTATAACAAAGAAAGAAGCATGTGGTATACTAAACATTGCTTACAACACAACTAGATTAGGTAATATCATTGCAGAACACCTAGAGATGATGGAGTTCCGTGCTAGAAGAAAGGCACAGAATAAAGGAAAGGCAGCAACTAAGAAAGAAATTACAGATGCAGTAGCAGGGTATTTAGAGGGCATGACAGTAGCAGACATTGCTAAGTCATTGTATCGCTCACCTGCTTTTGTAAAGGGAATCATAGAAAGAATAGGAGTCCCTCAAAAATTAGCACACACAGACTACGAAGGTAGAAGGAACGCCCTTTTACCAGACCAGTGTATGGCTGATGAGTTTGAAGAAGGAGAAAGAGTTTGGGCAATCAGACAGAACTATCCAGCGATAGTACAAAGAGAGCTTAAACCTGAACAAGCAGAGGAGCGAGGCTACAAACTATACCTAGTGTATACAATTGAAGCTCAGCAAGAAGACCTCAAAGATACGTACTTTCCATACCTAAGTTTCGCAGGTAAGAACCATGCGATAGCAGCTTATGATATGGGCAGTCTAAGACATTTACGAGAGTATATGTAAAAAGGAAAAAAATGGACGCACTAACTATAGTAGCGGCATTTTGGATAGCTGGAGTAGTACTAGGTATTTATAACCTATTTTTACCAGCAATACAAATTATCGGAAGAATTGATAGTAATAATATAGCATACAGATACGCTTGGGCAGGTGGAATTGTTTTCACCATATTTTTGGGTATCTTTTTACCTTTACTGGTTCATGTTATATTGATTAATAAACACCAAGAAAGATTTCTTAGGAACTTTATACCAGCATATATGGGAGATAAATAATGCATAGAGGAAATAGATATTACGAAGCTCTTAGAGCTAAGTACATAGCAGAAGCTAAAGAAGCAGAAGCAGTACTACATACATACTTTACCAACTCAGTTGGAATAGGAGAACATTCAGACCTTATTGAAGAGTTTGATAAACAACTAGATAAACTAGCATCAGCACAAGAAAAGCTGAGTTCTCTAGAAGGCTTATTAGATAGATGAGTCTAATCTTACAGTGTGATAATGAGACTATAGGAGTAGTAAGAAATCCCTATGAAAGAATAGTCTCTTTATACATACAAAGTCTAGACTATATAGGAATGGATGCTTGGGTAGACAAATCTACTCCTGAGCTACAGACTGTACTTTATAAAGACTGTGACCACATAGTCAGATTCGAAGCATGGAAAGAAGAATTAAATTTTTCAAATCTACATCCTAAAGATACATCAATTTTGCAGGATGAAGAAGTGCAACCTATGTGGGAACGTTGGTATACTTTAAAAAGTAAACAACATATATACGAGCTGTATCGGGAAGACATTACAGTCTACGGTTATAGCTACTAAAATATAGTTCTTGACACAAGGTTAAAATTCCGATATAATATATTTATATTAAGGAAATAAGCAATGAGCGACAGGTATTACACACAGATGCTAGAGACCACAGGTTGGTGTCCTGGTTATCGCAATACTTTTAGCCTTGCCGAATACAAACAAAACTACACATTAAAAAGGAAAAGAAACATGGCGTGGACAGACGAAAGTAAAGAACAAGCAGTTGAAATGTATACTGCTGAAGAACCAACTCCAGACAACAGTATGGAGATTGTTAAGATGGTTGCTGAAGAATTAGGTGAGAGCCCAAATGGAGTCAGAATGATTTTAACAAAAGCAGGAGTATATGTAAAGAAAACTCCAGCTGTGAAAAGCAGTGGTGGTGGAACTGGTGGTGGCAGAGTAAATGTCGCACAAGCACAAGATGACTTAGTAAAAGCTATCTCTGATGCAGGTAAAGAAGCCGACACAGCAATTGTCAGTAAGCTAACAGGTAAGGCTGCTGTATATTTCACAACATTAATTAACGAACTAAACGATTAATTACCCCTGAACATGGGGAGGGCAACCTCCCTGTGTATTTTTGTATCTACAAGAATCACCTCGTAAGACGATACCATTGATAGGACGCTAATAGATATTAACTACCTACAAGGAAACGAATGAAAAAGGAAGATTTTGTTAGAAAACTTGACGAAGCGGGCGACGCTATTGTCACATATCGTAGTCAGAATAGTCGTAGACTGAAATATAATGTCTGCACAGGCGACTTCGATAACAAATACATACAGTCAAAAAAGAATCGAGCCAAACCATCTCAAAGACAAGTTCTATTGTTTTGTTGGGACACCGACTCTTACAGACTATTACAACCTGATAACGTAACGTCTATTGTACCTCTAGCAGCGATATTGAAGAATGATAGAATTACATAACGAAACTCCAGTATACGAAAAAGAAGTACACTTTAACGAAGATAAAAATGAAAAAGTCTTTGTAATGGTAAACAATTTTCGGGGTACGGAGTATTTACATATCAGAAAGTATTATATGGACTTTGATGAAGAATGGAAACCAACAAGGGACGGCATAGCCTTGCCTATTGATTTGGATAACCTTCGAGAAATATTTACAGCCTTAGTAGAGATACTTTCTATCTCAGAAGTTAAAGGAGTATTAGAAACTCATTTCAAAGAGATATTAGACGAGTTATACCAATAGCACCAAAAAATAGTCCTTGACAAATCCTTAAAAATTCTGTATAATATATCTATGAATAAGACAGAATACCTAGAATATTGTAATCAAAAGTATGCAGAAGGCAATCCTATATTACCTGACGATGTATATGATAGACTTGTAGAGAACACTGCTCTTGAGGAGCAAGTAGGTCATGCAAGTGATGACGTACGATATAATCACCCTTTCCCAATGTATTCACTTCAGAAAGTCTTTGTAGGAGAAGATGAAGAACCAAATTGGGATTCCAAACAAGCACATATAATGACTGCCAAGTTGGACGGTGCAGCCGTGTCTATAACTTATGTAGAAGGCGTACTAACACAGGCACTCACTCGCGGAGATGGAAAAGCAGGTCTAGATATTACTGATAAAATTAAGTCTTTAGTGCCAAATAAAATATGGAGCAAAGGTGTCAAACAGATTACTGGAGAAATCGTTGCCCCTAAAACAATACCAAATGCTAGAAATTATGCAAGTGGTGCTTTGAATCTAAAAGACTTAGAAGAATTTAAATCCCGAGATATTACCTTTATAGCCTATGGTATTCAACCAGCAATTTGTGCTGAGTGGACTGCTGATATGGGCATGGTAAAAGATATGGGATTTAACACTGTCACACAAAGTGATTGGAATGAATTTCCTCAGGATGGTAAAGTTGTACGAGTCGACTCTAATATATATTTTGAAACATTAGGCTACACATCACACCACCCTAGAGGCAGTTTCGCTCTGAAGACAAGACAAGCTGGAGTAGTTACTCGACTCTTGGACGTTGAATGGAATGTCGGGAAGTCAGGTGCTGTTTCACCAGTCGCAATCTTAGAGCCATGTGTGATAGGCGAAGCTACTATTAGCAGAGCAACTCTACATAATATGGCGTATATCGAAGCATTAGAACTAGAGATTGGTTGTGATGTGGAAGTTATTCGTAGTGGAGAAATAATACCTAGAATTGTAAAGAGAGTATGAAAACGATAGATGATTTTCGTAAGATGGGAAACCCACGCCGTAATGGTTTAGGTTTCGTATGGCTTATGGAAAGTCCTAAAATAAGATGGAACTTTTATCATCCAGAGTTAGTTCCTCAGCAAGTAAGTCAGTACCATAACCATCAAAATAGTTTTGTATCTGATATTGTGAAAGGAAGATTTTGTAATCAAAGAGCAAAAGTAATAGAAGGTAGTAAAACTATAAAAACCATAAACTGTGTTGAGAATAACTCAAAAGGATTTGAGTCAGAAGTATGGGAAAAGAATGTAGATGTTCAACCTAAAGATGTAGAAAGATATATAAAAGGAGATACTTATTATATGTCAGCAAAAGAGTTTCATGTAGCATGGGCAGAAGCCCCTACTATTACTTGTTTAGAAATAGTAGGTCGCGAAAATGAACCTGGGTTAGCAATATATGATAGTTCATATGAAGAAGTCGTATGTCCTATAAAAGAATTTAGATATCCACACGATTTGTGCTGGGATATAATACGAGAAGTTTTAGATGCGTGACCCATTTCTTATTAACATAGATGTATGTGGTATATGTAACGAGTCGTGTAATTATTGTCCGAGGTCAAGTTCATATCCGAATATAAAAGAATATATGAGTGTTGAACTTTTTACGAAGTTCATAAATGATTGTGCGGATTATAGAGGGACTATTTGTTTCTCAGGCAGAGGCGAAAACAGTTTACACCCTAATTTCAAGAAACTTGTAGAAATTTTACATTTTACTGGTAGAAAGTATAAGACTAGAATTTTGACAAACGGCTATAAACTAGAATCAAAGTTTAAGTGGTTTAATATGTTTGATTCTATTATAATGAACTCTTATACGAGTAAAGAACAGATGGAAGAAAGGAAAAAGATAATTCCTCGTGCTACTCATAGATATTGGGATCAAAGCGTAGACCCATCCGAGTGGGGTGAAACACCTATTCAAGTTCAAAATAGAACCGAGCTATATGAAAGAATAGCAACTGATAGAAGTGAAATACAAACTCCATGTGTACTACCATCTACTAAAGGATGGATTCACCATGATGGAACAATACAGTTATGTTGTAATGATTGGACAGACACAAATGTGTACGGCAATATTGCAGATGATAACTTTTTTGATGTATGGCACACTAGTAAAGAACTAGAAGAAGTAAGAAAGAAATTATTATTTGGAGACAGAAGTAGTAACCCTATATGCAAAAATTGTAATAGAAAGGTTACACCAAGAGAGGAAAAAAGACTTGCAAGGCTTAGACAAAAGTATTGATACCATTGTAAATGTTAGTGGCGGAGCTGAGTGCTTTGCTGCTTTGTGGTGGGCAAAAGAAAAAGGTCTAAATGCAGTCGGTTTACATCTATATAATAATCCACATAATCATCCTGCAAAAGATGCACAGTTATACTACGCACAAAAGCAGTGTGATTTCTTTAACTTTCCACTAGTCGTAGATAGAAATGAATTACCACAAGAGGTTACACTAGCACTGGCAGTTAATCAACATATGTCAGCAGCAGCAACTTTGCTTCTAGGAAACCCAAGAAAGTGGAAATATTTAGTATGGGGTGCAAATGCAGAAGATTCCTTTGCACAACGTTTACAGTTAAGATTTCCTATACGAGCTTACTTAGCACAGAAGTCTTATCAACTAGACTTACATGGAGTATCAGCCCATGAAGTAATGAACGCTCCTATAAATATATTTCCTTATGAAACACTATATAAATCAGAGGTAGTATCTATGTTAGCTAAGAATCTGTGGCATTTTGCACAAGATAATATATGGTACTGCTACCCGTCAGATAGAGACCCTGAAAGAATTGCTAAGATAGGTAGGACAAAGGAAGGCGGCTACACTCCTTGTGGAGAGTGTATCAAGTGTACAGAATGGAAAAATGCAGTACAAGTTGCAAACAAATCCACATTTAAACAACAAGAAGGAACATTTAAGAAACATAAACCAAATCAAAGATGGATAGACGAGTAGGATTTACATGTGGAGCTTTTGATTTGCTTCACGCTGGACATATTGTAATGCTGAAAGAGGCAAGGGCAGAGTGTGACCATTTGATAGTAGGATTACAAACTGATCCTAGTATAGACAGACAAGAAAAGAATCAACCAATTCAGTCAGTATTTGAAAGATATATTCAACTACGAGCAGTAAAGTATGTAGATGAAATTATACCTTACGATACAGAAGAAAGCTTACTAGACTTACTAGAAGCAACTCCAATTCACTTACGCTTTGTAGGAGAGGATTGGACAGATAAACATTTTACAGGAAAAGGATTACATGAAATCTACTATACGAGTAGAGCACACTCCTTTTCTACATCAGGATTGAGAAATAAAATAAATGATAGATGAGTTAAAAAACTGGGGAGTAACTCCAGAATATAGCGGACTAGGATTTATATTCCTACACGAACCTAATAAACAAGTTAGGTGGAATTTTTATTGTCCTGATCTTACACCTGTGGAAGTACCTGATTTTCACAACCACAGAATTAAATTTGAATCACAAATTATTAGAGGTGGACTTATAAATGAAGTAGTCCAATGGAAACCTGCAAAGGATAGTACATTACAGATAGTTGAGACTAACTGTGTAAATCCTCACCATAGACGAAACGTTGTACAGGATAGTGTTAGTGTATTCCATGATGGCGAATACTACCTCCCAGCGGGTGCATGGTACACGAGTGAAGCGTATACGTTTCACAGAGTTAAAGTACTAGAGCAGTCTATTACCAAATTACATATAATCGAAAACAAGACTAAAAATAACTTGACCATACGGGACAAGAATAAACCGTTTCGCTGTCCACTAAAGGACTTTCAGAAGTCAGAGAAAGAGTGTTGGGAAATCGTAAGGACGTTTTTCTAATGGCTGGTGGCATATACAACGAGACTTATTTCAAAAACTATCCTGAAGAAAAACTGAAGGAAGGAATACTGTATGGTATTGTATTGGTAAATCAAACAACATGGGAACGAGAAACTATAAAAGTAGGCATCGCAAAAGGAAGAACATTCAAAGACGCAGTCAAAAGAGCGCGTGGCTTTACAAACTACGACATCAGAATACAGAGGATTTGGAGCGGGACGATCTACGATGCGTGGAGGTTCGAACAAAAATTACACAACCAGTTTCAGAAAGATAGACATAAAACGGAGCATAAATTTGGAGGGCACACGGAGTGTTTCTCAATGGACAGCAAAATATTGGAGGCATTTCCAAAGAAAAATGAACTATTTGGGGATTAGTGAAGGATTTCACAATGCAGCATACGCTGTAGTGAAAGACAACAAGATAGAATTTGCTACAGAAGTAGAGAGAATAACACGAGTTAAAAACGAAAAGACAATACCTGATTGGCATTTTAATGTGCTAAAGGAGAGATATGATTATGATAAAACAGTATTTTATGAAAGTACTGATTTCAAGAATGCGAGACGAGAGATGTACGGAATGGCTAAAGCAACGCCGTGCCGAGCGTATGATATCAGAACTATACTTCACCATGAAAGCCATTACGCCGCTGCTTATTTTTCTGCTCCTTTCATTCCTGACAGCACAGTAGTAATAGATGCTATCGGAGAATTTGATACAGCAAGTATTTGGGTAGACGGTGTAAAAGTATGGAATAAAACTTATCCGTGGTCACTAGGATTGTTCTATAGTGCAATTACGAAAAGAATAGGACTCAAACCTAACGAAGATGAGTATATAACTATGGGCATGGCTGCTTATGGAGATATTAGAATAGATATGACTAAAGATATACATATGAATCATCATCGTGGAATCAAGAAAAGAAAATGGTTTTGGCATACACCAGAAGATATAGCCGCATCTGCACAGGCACAACTGGAATCAGCGATACTAGATATCTTTGCGATAGCTAGAACCTACGGTCCCAACGTGGCTTATGCTGGTGGAGTTGCACTTAACTGTGTAGCAAATAGCAAAATAAGACCTATGTTTGATAATATGTGGATATTCCCAAACCCAGGCGATGCAGGGAGTGCACTAGGTTGTGTACTAGCCCATACAAAAGAAAGAATAGAATTTAAAGACACTTTCCTAGGACATGACATAACAAGAAGTATCAATCCTAAGTTAGTAGTCGATACAATACTTAAAAGAAAAGTAGTAGGAGTAGCGAATGGAAAAGCAGAATTTGGACCTCGGGCGCTTGGTAACAGGAGTTTGCTTGGTGATGTGCGTTTTGATATTAAAGACACAGTCAATGACATTAAACGAAGACAAAAGTTTCGTCCTTTTGCTCCCGCAATATTGGAGGAGTTTGTAGATGAATACTTTGAAGGCCCTGCTAATGAATATATGCAGTTTGTTTCAAAAGCAAAACACGACTACAAAAGTGTCACGCACGTTGACGGAACAGCACGAGTACAAGTTGTCAAGAGCGATAGTAACTCAGCACTGCGACCCATACTAGAAGAGTACTATGAGAGAACAGGAGTTCCTATGCTACTGAATACAAGTTTGAATATTAAAGGTCAACCTATGGTAAACACCGAAGAAGATGCATTGAGATTTCAACAAAGTTATGGAGTGAGAGTATTTTGATTTATTGGAATGGATGCAGTTTTGTAAGAGGTATGGAAGTAAAAGTACGTCCTCGAGATATATTTGCTAATATAGTTAGTCAAGAACTTGGTCAGCCTTGGTGGGATAACGCTAAAGTTGGTGGCAGTAATGATAGAATCTGGAGAACAACTACAGATGATATGATACGAAAGCCAGCAAAGTTAGTAATCATTGTATGGTCAGGAATAAATAGATTTGAATATCTAGACCAAAGAAACGCATGGCGTAGTGCTGTATGGGTAAAGTATATGTTTGATAGAAAGACACTAGAAGTAGGAGAGCAATCCGAAACTCACTTTCATCCACGCATGACACTAAAGCAATGGAAAGCTATACAAGGTTGGGCTACAGAAGTACGTTCTATGAGATACAATTTAATTACATCTTTACATCATATGTTAAGTGTAAAGTATTTTTTAGAAGCAAAAAACATACCTTATTTATTTTACAATTTATCTGATGGTCAAATTAGTGTGACCTTAGATACATTAAACGAACAAAGAATGGAAGGTGCAAACAATTTATGGGAAGTAGAACATATGAAGTTAAACGACTATCTAGAAGAGCTACCCCATATGAAAGAAGAAGCTTTCTATGATATGTGCAAAAGAGAACAAGTTCCCTTTGGACCTAAAGATCATCCTCTTGAGGAAGGTCATAGGTTGATGGCGGACAGGATTTTAGGAGATATTTATGATAAAAAACTGGATAAAGTCTTTAGTTAAGAAATATAAAGCCTTACGCTTTCAGTGGGAAAATAGAAACATGGTCGAGGATACTCACATCTATGAGGGCGAGGACAATTAAATTATGTTTCAAATTAATGCATCTACCAGAGAAAAAATAGTTCTTGACAGATGCTTAAAAATTAGATATAATATATGTATATTTTGGAGAGAGAGACTAAATGAGAGACATTTTACCACCGACAAACTGTCCCGCTTGTAATAGCGAGTTGGTTTATCGTAATGACCAGTTGTTCTGTGAAGACAGCAACTGTTCAGCACAGTGGGATAAGAAAGTCCAGCATTTTGCTTCTACTCTTAAGATAAAAGGACTTGGACCTGCAACGCTAGATAAGTTGCAAATCCAAGAATACGAAGAACTATATAATCTTACTGCGTCTCAGATACAGGAAAGATTAGGCAGTCAAAGATTAGCTGAGAAACTCTTTGTGGAGATTGAAAAATCAAAGCAGAGTAAGTTGGTGGATATAATACCAGCTTTCAGCGTACCCCTTATTGGTCGGTCGGCTTCTCAAAAATTATGCGATTCAATATCAGACATCGAAGATATTAGCGAGAAAAGTTGTACTGAAGCAGGTATTGGACCAAAGGCATCAGCTAATCTACTTCACTGGATGGCCAGTGAATACTATCCGTATCAATACAGGACAAACCTACCTTTCACTTGGAAAAATAAAATAATTAAGAAAAAAGAGGTCATAGGCGTTGTTTGTATATCTGGAAAGTTAAAGTCTTATCCGACTAAAGCCTTCGCAACTAAAGTTCTAAATAACCACGGTTTTACCGTAAAATCAAGTCTGACTAAAGACTGTACTCATTTGATTAATGAGTCTGGAATCGAGTCAGCAAAAACGCAGACAGCTCGTGACCGAGGTGTTATAATAATAAGTAATATTAAACATTTAATTGGAGAAAATTAAAAATGGCATTACCAAAATGGACAGACGAAAGAACTTCAGAATTGACTTCTTTTGTTGGGGATGAGAGCCCAATATCTCAAGAAACTGTAGCTAACGCTGCAGAACAACTAGAAACTTCAGTAAGAAGTGTATCTAGTAAATTAAGAAAGATGGGTTTTGACGTTGAACTAGCTTCAGCATCAGCTTCTAAATCTTTCTCAGATGAGCAAGAAGCTACTTTAAGTAACTTTGTAACAGACAACTCTGGCTCATACACATATGCAGAAATTGCATCAAACTTTGAAGGCGGAGCTTTTTCAGCTAAGTCAATTCAAGGAAAAATCCTTTCTATGCAGTTAACAGAACATGTTAAACCTGCTCCTAAAGTTGAGACTGTAAAGTCATACAACGATGAAGAAGAAGGACAATTTGTATCATTAGTTAATGATGGTGCATTTATTGAAGATATCGCAGAAGCTATGGGCAGAAGCGTTAATTCAATCAGAGGAAAAGCTTTATCACTACTAAGAGCTGGTGAAATCAATGCTATTCCTAAACAGAAAGAAACTAAAGGTTCAAGCAAAGCTGATCCTTTAGCTGGAGTCGACATTGACGGCTTAACTGTTGAAGAAATTGCTGACCAAATCGGCAAAACTGTAAGAGGCGTGAAAACAATGCTTACTAGAAGAGGTCTACAGTGCTCAGACTATAATGGAGCAGCTAAAAAAGAAATAGGCTAATACCTATTCATTCTTGGGCGAGCTTTGACTCGCCCTTTTTTCAACTATAAATTGTAAGTGGAGAGACAATTTGACCCTAGAAAGTGCATTACTAAAGCAAATACTTGCGAACGGAGACTTCGAGACTTGGAATGGTCTGAAGGAGCATTACTTTCCAGAAGGAGAGTATCGTAAGTTATGGCGTGTAGTAGATAAGCATGTACACAAGTACAATAACTTACCTACATTTGAGGACTTAAAATTAGAAGTTCGTTCACGTGATTTGCAAGAAAAGATATATGCCATAGAAACAGTTGAAACAGATATCGAGTCCATACTCTTATTGGACTATCTGAAAAACCAATTTACACAATCCGAAATCCTATCAAAAATAGAAAACTACGTTGACCATCAAGTCGCAATCTCTGACGCTAGAGAAAATATAGACTTGTTGCAAGAAATAGTAGTGCAAGTAGAAGATTCAGTTGATACAAATGACGAAGCTGAAGACATGAATACTGTAGAATTATTTGATAGTGCTGAGGATTTAGCCAAGTTTTTACCGCTCGGTCTGAATCAAGAATATGACTTAGACTATACATTCTCTCCCAAAGACTTGGTCGTTATCGGTGGACATCGTGGTGGAGGTAAGTCCTTTACATGTTGTAACATCGCTGCTGCCGCACAAGAAAAAGGTAAGTCAGCATTATATTTTACTATCGAAATGGACACTAGACAAATGTTGCAGAGAATCTGTGGCATACAAACTGGTATCAATAGTGGTCGTATCAAAGCAAAGAATCTTACTCCTATGGAATGGGATAAAGTTGCTAACTGGTGGGCTAATAGATTCGATAACGGAACAGAAGCATATAACGAATGGCGAGATCATCAAGATTTCGACAAGTTTCACTATCAACTTAGTAGAAACAAGTTAGCAGATGTTCCTCAAATAGATATACATTACGACCCTTCTCTTACACTAGCTAAAATTATTAGTGTAGTAAGACAGAAGCAAGCCCAGTTACCTAACTTGGGTATTGTAATAGTAGACTATCTAAACCAAGTAAAACGCCATAACGCACCAAATCGTCAAGGTCAATATGATTGGACTGAGCAAATCGAGATCTCAAAAGGTCTCAAATCTCTCGCACAAGAGAGTAAAGTTCTAGTTCTCTCCGCTTTCCAGACTAATGAGAAAGGAGAGGCAAGATTCTCGAAAGGAATCTTGGATGCTGTTGATGCTGCTTACAGTATTCAGCATTGGGGAGACTCAGAGCCTTGTATTAAGTTTAAGTGTGACAAGATGAGAAGTGGTTCTATCGAGCCGTTTACATCTGAAATGAACTGGGAGACACTAAAGATCGGGCCTCACACAGCCTTAGACCCAGATCAAAAATCAGAACTAAAAGAAACAATGACAACAGGAGAGGACGCCTACGATTTATGATACTATACACAGAACACCAACTAGAAGAAGCATGGCATTGTCATTGTGCAGAAATTGCATACAGCAATCAAGAAAGTACAATACACATAGACTTTCCTACGTTTGAAGATTTTCGGTTAATATACGAACAACAAATAGAGGACATACACAATGGTTTTGCATGATAAAAAAAGTTGTTTTATTCACATACCTAAGTGTGGTGGCATTTCTGTTACTCGTTCGTGGTTAGCTCAACAAGATAAGAAAGTTCCCTTTCAACATAGAAATTGGCAGGGCGGACTTCATGCAGAGTTTATTAGAGAAGGAGTAAACAAAGGAGCAGTATTTAATAATATACATGCAACTTACGATCAACTAGCCCTACAATACCCAGATTATAAATACTATACTGTAATTAGAAATCCACTAACTAGGTGGGAAAGTCTTTATAAACATAACTGTGACGAAGGATTTATAGTAGACTGGGATATTATAACTTGGACAAGAAAAGCAATATCGTCAATAGAGAATGGTGCATATTTTGGCACTATACAGAATTTAGATTTATTTGAAAAAAGTTTAGTTCGCATGGGAAGTTACCATGTGATGTATTTACCTGCATGGGTTTATTATAGAGAACCCGAAGTAAAAGTACACAAACTAGAAAATCAAACAATTTGGAAAGAATTGGGATTAATGAAAAATATTCATCATGCATCTCAAACACAACTAGCAGGTTATAATACGGAAAGAGTACTTGACCTAATATACGATTACTACAAGAAGGATTTTGAAAGATGGCAGATGACAGAGTAGCACGAGAGAGTGCCGAACAAATACCTTTAGCACCACACACTTGGTATGTAAAAACCGTAGGGTGGATGTTAGAGCAACCAAAAGTAAAAGAAAACATTATGAACGTACCTCCCAACGAGCCATTGAGAGAAGCCCTGAAGAAAGAAGGTGTACGTTCTCCTATACTAGTTATGCCTAACTGGTACCCAATAGCAGGTAGTCAACGACTTAGAGTTCTAAGTGAGATACCTGAACTACACGAACAAGAAATAAGAGTGTGTAGATTCGATCAAGAGTGGTGGCTACACTACTACCTATGGCCAGACCATGAGTTTAGAGACAAAGCGGTAGCTATCTGGTTTCAAATGGCAGAGTTGGTTTGGAAGTCTAGGTACTACGAAAATGATGAAAAGTTTCGAGAGTACGAGCGACTTGGAGATCAATTGAAATGGAAGCATAAGTCAAAACTAACGGAAAATAGTTCTTGACAACAATATAAAAATTTGATATAATATATATAATTATGATAGCAGAAGAACTACTAAGAAACAAGAGCATTGATTATCGCATCTCAGGACAGGATGCTGTAATCTCATGTCTGAACCCAGAACATGATGATAGCAACCCAAGTATGAGAGTAGATAAAGTAACGGGTATATTCAATTGTTTTTCTTGTGGCTATAAAGGTAATCTGTTCACATACTTTGGTGCACCTGCTTCTCCACTAGAAGTTCGTATGCACAGAATCAAAGAAAAAGTAAATAAAGTTAAAAGTGAAACTGTCGGTATCCAACTCCCAAAGGATAGAGTCCCTTGGAAAGGTGGTGGAATCAGAAATATTTCTGAAGAGACTCTTGCAATATGGGGAGCGTTCACATGGAACGTACCTCAATTCGAGAATCGTATCATCTTTCCAATAAGGGATGTTAGAGGAAAGACAGTGGCTCTGATTGGTAGAAGTCTGGACGACTTCAATATGAACAAGTATTTCATATATCCGAATGGTGCAGAGATGCCATTCTGTCCAGCAAAGGTAAAACCAATACAGAATAGAGTAATTTTGGTGGAGGGCATCTTTGATGCTCTTAACCTTTGGGACAAAGGTCTCAAGAATACAGTGTGCTGTTTTGGCACACAACAAGTGAATTGGGTCAAACTAAGTCTATTGAAACTTCAAGGAGTTTCAGGAGTAGACATTATGTTTGATGGGGATGAGGCGGGTGTAAAAGCAGGGGAGATGGCAAAAGGTCTGGCAGAGCAACTAGAAATGTCTGCAAGAGTAGTAAAACTACGAGATAATATAGACCCTGGCAATCTAACAAAACCAGAAATAGAAAGATTAAAGGAAAAATTATATGGCTAATGTAGCAATCATAGAAAAAACAATGTCAAGTACTAATTATGATAAGTACTTTGACTTCGAGTATGACCGATTTGCGTTATGCTCAGATAGTGGTAAACAAAAAATTCTGAAAAGAGATGTAGACATCGAAATCGAGACAGATTCGTACGATTGGCTTATTCTTGTAGGTTCAGAGCCTTTCAAAAACTTTACAAGAAAGACATCAATAACAGAGTACAATGGAAAAATTGTTGATGATAAGTTTTTGGCTTTGATTAATCCTGCAATGATAAAGTTCAAACCAGAAGCAAAGAAGTCGTTCGAGGAAGCAGTCGAGAGTATAACGGGATATGTAAGCGGAGAACTAACACAGAAGTCGCTAGGCGATGATAAATGCTTTGGTATCGAAGATACAGCAACCCTTCATAGATATCTAAAAGATGCTTTAGAGTACCCTTTAGATTATATCGCACTTGACTCAGAGACTTCATCTTTGTATCCTAGAAATGGATATATGCTTGGTTTCTCTATGTCATATAAGAAAGAACACGGAGTATATGTAGACTGTGAGTGTATTGATGGCACTGCAGAACTACTTATGCAAGATATATTTAACAAGAAAAGAGTAGTATTTCATAACAGTAAGTTTGACTTACAATGGTTTGAGTATCATTTCAACTTTGAGTTCCCACAATTTGAAGATACAATGCTTATGCATTATATGTTTGATGAGAACCCAGGTACACATGGTCTTAAAACTCTTGCTATCAAACACACAGATTATGGAGACTACGAAGCAGAACTTGATAACTGGAAAGCGGCTTATATCAAAAGAACGGGAATCCTCAAAGGAGACTTTAGTTATGATTTGATTCCTTTTGAAGTTATGAAAAGCTATGCTGCAATGGATGCCATAGTAACATTTCTATTGTTTCAAAAGTTTGAAGCAGCTATATTGAGAAATGAGAAACTATATTGGGTATACAAAGAACTACTTGTAGAGGGTGTTAGATTCCTCAAAGATGTAGAATCCAATGGTGTTCCTTTTGACAGAACTCGTCTAGAGTTTGGTCAGAAAAGAATGGGCGAAGATATACAAAAAGCAGTAGACGCCCTACAAGAGTTTCCTGAAGTCAAAGCATTTGTTGCGGCTAAGGGTGGATTTAATCCTAACTCAACTCTACAGCTTAGAAGTCTATTGTTTGATTACATAGGCTTAGCCCCAACGGGTAAGAAAACGGGTACTGGTGCTGATAGCACTGATGCCGAAGTATTGGGTATACTAGCAGAACAACATGAAGTACCAAAACATATACTAGAGATTAGACAGAAAGTTAAAATTAAGAATACATATCTTGATAAAATTATTCCTAATCTTGACATAGATGATAGACTGAGAACAAACTTCAATCTACATGGTACAACTTCAGGTAGACTGTCCAGTAGTGGTAAACTAAATATGCAACAGCTTCCAAGAGACAATCCGACAGTAAAGGGTTGTATCAAGGCTAAGGCTGGACATAAGATAGTCGCAATGGACTTAACAACCGCAGAAGTATATTGTGCTGCAGTACTTGCAAAAGACAGAGGTCTACAGAATGTATTTAAGTCTGGGGGTAATTTCCATAGTACGATTGCTAAACAAGTGTTCAGACTTCCGTGTGAAGTAGAACAAGTTGCAGAACTATATGGAGACAAAAGACAACAAGCAAAAGCTGTTACCTTTGGTATTATGTATGGAGCAGGCCCGAAAAAGATTAGTGAGCAGGTCACTAAAGATAGTGGTAGCGTATTTACTATGCAAGAAGCACAGTACGTTATCAAAGATTACTTTGAGGCTTTCCCTAAACTGCGAGAATGGTTGAATAATATGCAGAAGTTTATTCAAGCAAACGGTTTTATTTACTCTCATTTCGGAAGAAAGAGAAGATTACCAAATGTATTCTCGTCAGACAAGGGAATCGCAGCTCATGAAGTAAGGTCAGGAGTTAATGCACTTGTACAGTCTGTATCATCCGACATCAATCTGCTTGGTGCAATCGATACTCAGAAGTATATTCGCAAGACTGGTATGAAAGCAAAGATCTTTGCTCTAGTGCATGACTCCATTTTAGCAGAAGTTCCCGAAGATGAAATCGAACTTTATAGTAAGAAACTGAAAGAGTTTATTCAAAAAGATAGAGGACTGTCAATACCTGACGCTCCAGTTGGCTGTGACTTTGATGTCGCAGACGATTACTCTCTTGGTAAGTTTAGTAAGTTATATGGAATATGAGTTTAATTACAGTAATCAAGCCTTATGAAGAACTAGATAGAGATGAGTTGTATCGAGTTATACAACTTAGAATACAGGGATTCATAGTGCGAAACGGAACTTGTTATCAAGACCTAGAAGCACATTACGACAAGGAGCAGTATTATATGATGACATATGATACTGTTCTTGGTTTAGACCCACAGCTTATGGTGGGAGTAAATGCTTTGTGTACAAACAAAGTATTCACAGGGGATGATGGTACAGAGTATCGTTATCCTGCATTTCGTAGACAAGCATGGGTTGATGCATACAAAGGTGGTGCATCAACTTATGACCTTAACATTGGAAAAGAGTTCTGTCAGAAACAGTTTGACAGTCCTAACATGATGTGTGAAATAACTTACGAAAAAGGTAGACAAGTCTTTTTAAACTTTGGTATGAAAGAAATCGGGACTAACATAGACCCAGCGGGTAGGAAAAATTGGATGTTTATATATGAAGCTTAAAGAAAAAATA